TCTTAAGTTTGTTGTCGCTAATCAAAACGATTTTGATGAAGTCACAAGAGCTGTGGACGCTTACAAGAGTGCCGGGGTACAATGTCCAGTATATCTTATGCCGTTGGGCGGACGCAGTGAAGAATACAATCTCAACGTCAAAGAAGTCGCAGAAGCATGTATGGAAAGAGGCTGGCGATTTACACCAAGACTTCATATATCCCTATTCGGTAATGCATGGGGAACTTAAGAAGCAACATTTAAACGAGGCCCACGAAAGAGCAATGACTGCGCCTATTATAAAAGACGAACCCATTGAAGATGTTGCTAAACGTTTAAGAGAAAAAGGACTAATATGAAAAACTTTTTAAAAAAGATAACAGGTATTACTAAAAAAGAAAAAGAACTAGAAGCAGAAGAAATACGTATCTTAGAAGAAGAAATGAAACTTCTTAAAAAGAAAGATCCTAAAGAATATGCTACACGCCGCAAAGAGCCTTGGGTTAATGTATTAGACGTTAAAGTAAATCAAGAAAATGTGCGTAATGGTTTCTTTGAACTTGATTGGAATGAATACTTTATTAAACAATTGATTGAAGCAGGATATGGTGTCGAAAATGATCCTGAAGAAGAAATTGTAGATCGCTGGTTCCGTGATATTGTTTATAATATGTTAGAAGCAGAAGGTATGGATACCAATAGAGGTGCAGGATACATTAATGTTGTACCTATTGATAAAGGAAAAGCAGAAGTATCATGATTCTTAGAAAGCTATTTGGATATATTCCTGTATTTTCATTTGACAAAAGTAAACATAGACAGTATAATAGTTTATATGAAGATTTATGTATGTGAGGACAAATGAGTACTTATATTTTAGTAGATACAGCAAATACTTTCTTTAGAGCTCGGCACGTTGTACGTGGCGATATTGATACGAAAGTAGGCATGGCGCTACACATTACACTTAACAGCATTAAAAAGGCTTGGCAAGACTTTAATGCAGATCATGTTGTGTTTTGTCTAGAAGGACGTAGTTGGCGTAAAGATTATTACGAGCCCTATAAGCGTAACAGACAAGATGCACGTGATGCACTGTCACCGCGTGAAGCAGAAGAAGACACTGTGTTCTGGGAAATCTTTGACGAGTTTAAGAACTTTGTTACAGAGAAAACTAACTGTACCGTTATGCAACATCCGCAATTAGAAGCAGATGATTTAATTGCAGGTTGGGTGCAAGCACATCCTAATGACAATCATGTTATTATTAGTACAGACGGTGACTTTGCACAACTTATTGCACCTAATGTACGACAGTACAACGGTGTAAGTAACACTACTATTACACACGAAGGTTACTTTACAGATAAAGGTGCACCTGTAATTGATAAGAAAACTAAAGAAGCAAAACCTGCGCCCGATCCTGCATTTATGTTGTTTGAAAAGTGTATGCGTGGCGACACTAGTGACAACGTGTTTAGTGCCTATCCAGGTGTACGCAAGAAAGGCACTAAAAACAAAGTTGGTCTTATTGAAGCATTTGAAGATAAAGCAACAAAAGGCTACAACTGGAACAACATGATGCTACAGCGTTGGGTAGATCACGAAGGTATAGAGCATAGAGTGTTAGATGACTATAACCGCAATGTAACACTTTGTGATCTGACTGCACAACCTGCAGAAATTAGAGAGATAATTGATAACACTATTGCAGAAGTAGAACCTAAAGACATATCACAGGTTGGTATGCGTCTTATGAAGTTCTGTGCTAAATGGGATATGCAACGTATTGCAGACCAGGCAGCACATTTTGCAGAACCATTACAAGCAAGGTACCCTAAATGATTAAAGCAAAACCTATTATAAAAGATAAATTTTGGATTGTAGAAGATGACGGATTTCGTTTAGGTACTATGAGTAGAAACGAAGATCGTTATATGTTTAGCAGTTCTGTTGAAACTTGCTTCTTTGATAATAAACGTCAAATTAATAAACGATTTGGTTATTTTGTATGGGGCGAAGAAGAAGCTAAATTAGTTTCTACAGATAAAGATGTTCACGGATTTCCTACTACTGTAACACCTTTTAATGCAATGTATGATATAAAACATAAATTGCCCTTGTTTACTAAAAGCGGAAAATCTAAAAGTATGTATTGTGCAGGTTATTACATTATTAAATTTGATAAAGGGTGGGTTAAATCGTTTTGTCCTAAACTAATTACTATTGAACGTTATGAGTCAAAAGGTCCGTTTAAAACTGAATTAGAAATGCGTCAGGAGTTATCAAAAGCAAATGCAAAATGAACCATTAAATACTGCATCTATACAACAGTTTATTCAACAAGTAAAATCTTTAGATAATTCTAGAGCTAAAGAACTACGTTTAACTGCTGAACAAGCAAAAAATCTTGCATTTACATTAGGTATAGTAATGGCAAGATTAAATGGTGACTTAGAAAAACTAATTGCTTCACAATCATCTAATGAAGAAGTTATCCAAGTAACTGTAGACGGCGGCGGATCTTTTTAGAAAACTGCGTAGATAACTTCTAAAAGAGATAAATATATGCGTATATAATTAAGGAATGACGCATATGAGTAGACCTAAGCCTACTGTTATTTTAGAGTTTACAAACAATAAAACTTATAAAATGGAACAAATACTAGATGCTGAAGCTATCTGGGCTGTTTTCTATCAAGGTAAACCATTTAACTTAAAAAGCAGCAACGCTTTAACTAACTATCCTGGACCTAAATATAAAAAGGTCAGTTTTTCAAATCCCGGACATGCACACAATCTTGCTAAAAAACTTAATGCAATGTTTAAGTGTGAAGACTTTGAAGTTTACAAACTTGTATCAGGCGAAAAAGTTACCGAATGAATTGGAAAGAAACATATACTAAAATCTTTTTAAAAGAAAAGGGATTAGCAATAACAGAAGCTAATGTTAAACAGTATATGCCGTTATGGTGGCAAAACAGCAGAACTAAAAAAACTGGCGGGTTACGACTAACAGAAACTGGATACAACCTACTACAAGAAATCGGACTTGCCGTGTATGACATACCATATCCAAAAGATATGCCACTTACTACACAAGTTATTATATTTTTAGATCAATTTATTGATTGTCCTTACTACCTTACAAACAGAAGTATTACCGTAACAAACGAAAAGAAAGCAGTCGAACTTACTCTTTTTAGCGGAGATTTACGAAAATACGGATTAGTTAAAGCAATGAAAAGACAGGAAAAAGAATGACAGGCACTTGGTTACGAGGAAAAGTAAAACCTGTATGGAAAAATGAATATAAAAAATTTAATTATACACATAAAGAAGCACACCCTAACGATGTTGAAACTTGGAAACGTCAAGGATTTAACTATGAAACATATACAGGAGATATGTTTGCAAACCAAGATAAAATGCCAAATTGGGTACACGATGTAGCAGAACAAATAGGTTTAAAAGACTGCGGATTTACATTTTACAGAATGGGTACAGGTATTGTAATGCCTAAGCATGTTGACCACTTTGAGAAGTATTGCGAAATTCACAAAGTAAAACGAGAACAAGTTTGGAGGGCAATAGTAGCATTAGAAGACTGGCAGAGCGGACATTATTTTGAAATACTCAATTACATAGTAAACGATTACTCGGCAGGAGATTACGTATTATGGAGCTCAGATATTCCACATGCTGCCGCAAATTTAGGTACTAAAACACGCTACACATTGCAAATAACCGGAAAAAAATTATAAGTCTTTGATTTTTAAAGGAATCTTTTTTACGAAAAAGGTTGACCTTTTGTGTACTGATGCTATACTATATACATAGTAAGAAATTAAGCACTGATCCTAAAGAGGGAATACACTATGGAAACTTCAGCAACACGCACAGTTAGCCCAAACAAGGCTAAAACTTCTATTAAACATGCTATTAGCAAGAAACGTCCTATCTTCCTTTGGGGACCTCCAGGCATTGGTAAGTCAGACATTGTAGCACAGATTACAGAAAGTCTACCTAACTCATATTTGATTGACGTTCGTCTTTCACTATGGGAGCCTACTGATGTAAAAGGTATTCCTTTCTTTGACTCTAATGCAGGTACAATGTCTTGGGCTCCGCCAAGCGAACTACCTTCTGAAGAGTTTGCAAAACAATATGATAACATTGTTCTTTTCCTAGACGAAATGAACTCTGCGGCGCCTGCTGTACAGGCAGCAGCTTATCAACTTATTCTTAACCGCAAGGTTGGTACCTACAAACTGCCAGACAATGTAATGATTGTTGCGGCAGGTAACCGCGAAGCAGACAAAGGTGTTACGTATCGTATGCCTGCTCCGCTTGCTAATCGCTTTATTCACTTAGAGCTTGCAGTTAGCTTCGACGACTGGTTTGAATGGGCTGTAGCAAACAATCAACATGCAGATGTCGTAGGTTACTTGCAATTTGCAAAACAAGATCTTTACGATTTTGATCCTAAATCACCTAGTCGTTCTTTTGCAACACCTCGTACTTGGTCGTTTGTATCAGAATTACTTGAAGATGACTTAGATGAAAATACTACTACTGATCTTGTAGCAGGTGCAGTAGGTGAAGGTCTTGCAGTTAAGTTTATGGCTCACCGTAACGTAGCAGGTTCGTTACCTAACCCAACTGATATTTTGTTGGGTAAAGTTAAAGAACTTAAGACAAAAGAAATCAGTGCTAAGTATTCTCTTACAGTGTCACTATGTTACGAGCTCAAAGAGGCAGCCGATGCAAACGACAAAAAGTTTGACTCTAAAGTTAATAACTTCTTGCGCTTTGCAATGGATAACTTTGAGACTGAGCTAGTTGTAATGGGCATTAAACTTGCTCTTACACAATATGCTCTTCCAATTGACCCAGACGAAGTAGAATGCTTTGATGAATTCCACGATCGTTATGGCAAATATATTAAGGCTGCACAGGGAGCATAAGACCCCAAACGGACGGGCTCTTTTGAGCTCGTTCGTTCTTTTGAATTAAATTTTCTGGTTGACAAACTGAGTAAATATTGCTATAATATATACATAAAGTTAGGAAATGAGAGGCACTGATGGCTGTTTTAGCAAACGCAAAAGATACTGCTAGTAAACTTAAAAACTGGCAACCTGATCCAGATATAACCCCCGAAGCACTTGAGGTAATGCGTGTAGAAGTATATGATCGTATTGTTACTGCACGTATTGGTTTGTTATTGCGACATCCTTTCTTTGGTAACATGGCTACACGTTTGCGTATTATGGCAGCAGACGATTGGTTGCCTACTGCCGCAGTAGATGGACGCAACCTCTACTACAATACACAATTCTTTAATGCAATGAATAACAAAGAAATTGAGTTTGTTATTGCACACGAAATCTTACATATGGTGTTTGATCATTTAGAACGTCGAGGTGATCGTCATCCGATGCTCTACAATATTGCCGCAGATTACAAAGTAAACAACACACTTGTACG